AGTAAGTTATCACAACAAGTAAAAGCAACTAAGGCGATGAGTGGTAACGCTCATGACAGAACTTAATAATGAGTTGGAAAAAGTATTTTAACCCCGTAGAAGTTAATGCAACATCAGGCAATGTTAGCCCTTTAACCAATTCTAGTAAAGCTGGTCCTGCTAGAACAAACTACAGCAGTTACTTGCCAGATGTGTATACTGGCAGTCCAAATCGTGTTGAACGATATATGCAATATGACACTATGGATATGGATCCAGAAGTCAACGCGGCATTGGACATTTTGGCAGAATTTTGCAGTCAAAAGAACAAAGAAAACAATACTAGTTTTAGTTTAAGTTTCAAAAGCAAAGCAACTAGCACAGAAATCCGTGTATTACGTGAATACTTGCAACAATGGAGCAAGTTACAACTGTTTGAAACACGTTTTTTTAGAATAGTACGCAATACATTCAAGTACGGTGATGCATTTTTTGTCCGCGATCCAGAAACACAAAAGTGGTTTTATGTAGATCCAGCCAAGATTGTAAAAATTATTGTAAATGAAAGCGAAGGTAAAAAGCCTGAGCAGTATGTTATTAGAGATTTAGCACCTAACTTCCAACATTTAGTTGCTACACAAATACAACCAAGTAATATTTCCACAAATAATCGTGGAAGCAATTATATCAATGGTGGTGGCTTTGGCAAAAGCATGACCGGAGCATTTCCACAACAAACTGGTGATAGATTTAGTATTGGTGAAAATGAACTGGCAGTTGATGCGGCACACGTTATTCATTTAAGTTTAAGTGAAGGCTTAGATAACAATTATCCATTTGGAAATAGTTTATTAGAGCAAGTGTTTAAAGTATACAAACAAAAAGAATTGCTTGAAGATGCTATTTTAATATATCGTATACAACGTGCTCCTGAAAGACGTATTTTCTACATTGACGTAGGTAATATGCCAAGCCACATGGCTATGAGTTTCGTTGAAAGAGTTAAAAATGAGATTCATCAAAGACGTATTCCAAGTCAAACAGGCGGTGGACAGAACGTTATTGACAGTGCGTACAATCCTTTAAGCATTAACGAAGACTATTTCTTCCCACAAACAGAAGGCGGTCGTGGAAGTAAAGTAGAAACGTTACCTGGCGGTACAAATTTGGGTGAAATTGATGACTTGAAATACTTTACCAACAAGTTATTCCGTGCGTTACGCATACCAAGTAGCTATTTGCCAACTGGTGCTGACGATAGTCAAGCACAATATAATGACGGTCGTGTGGGCACAGCGTACATTCAAGAGTTACGCTTTAACAACTACTGTATGCGCCTGCAAAGTTTAATTACAAGTATATTTGATCAAGAGTTCAAACGCTATTTGTACAGCAGAGGCGTCAATATTGACAGCAGTTTGTTTGAAATCAAATTCCAGCCACCACAAAACTTTGCGGCTTACCGCCAAGCAGAGGTAGACGGACAACGTATTAACACCTTCAATACTATTCAAGCAATACCTTACATAAGCAAACGCTTTGCTATGAAGCGATTCCTAGGCATCACAGATGAAGAGATGGCAGAAAACGAACGTCTATGGCGAGAAGAGAAAGGCACTGCTACTATTACTGGTACAGATGCTAGTGGCGAATTACGTAGTGTGGGTATTAGTGCTGCCAACATTGACAGTGATTTAGAATTAGGCGATACAACTGCGCCTGAAGATGTAGCACCACCAGAAGGTGCACCATCGGCCGATGCAGGAGCAGGAGCAACTCCTGTTGCACCGCCTGCGGCAGCTCCAGCAGCCTGATAAATAATTGTATGATATTGAGAGAATTATTTTATCTAGATCCAGAAACGCGAAGAGTCAGTAATGACTTTCGCTTTGATGCGGCAAGAGATATTGAAGAATTACAACGCAGTGACACACGCAAAACACGTTTAACTCTTAAACAAATTAACGAATTACGCAAAAGTTCTGAAGCACATATTCTAGAACAAGAAGAAGAACTAGAATTTGTGCATGAAATGTACGGAACTGCACCTCCCCCAGCGGCATAAAAGATAAATTCTCTGTATGAGAAACTTTGTCTTTGGTAATGGCAAGAGCCGCCTTAATATTAAATTTGATGACGTAAAGCCCTACGGTAAAATATATGCCTGTAATGCAGTCTATAGAGATTATGCGCCTGACTATTTGATAGCAGTTGATCCTAAGATGATTGTGGAAATAGAAGCATCTAAATATCAATTAAAACATCAAGTCTGGACAAATCCCAATAGTAGATACAAGGGATTTGAAGGATTTAATTACTTTAATCCTGGGTTAGGTTGGAGCAGTGGACCTACAGCATTGCATTTAGCATCTACTCATAAGCCACAAGAAGTTTATTTCTTTGGATTTGACTTTCAAGGTGAAAACGGATTGTTAAACAATGTGTTTGCTGATACACCTAACTATAAGAAAAGCACAGAGCCTGCAACATTCTACGGCAACTGGACTAGACAGACTGAGCAGGTAATAAGAGACAATAAACAAACTAAATACTATCGAGTAGTAGACAACAATTATCACGATCCAAAATGGCAATTTGCCAACTTTAGGCACATAACTTACGAAAGTCTACGCGAAGTTATGAAAAGTTGGTAAAATGCCTCGAATTCACACCATTATAGCACTGTTTTTTACATAATGTGTAAATATTTTATGACAGCTCATACCTATAGGAGAACTTAACATGACTGACCGTTCAAAATTCGAGCAGATGCTCGAGCACTTAATTAATGAAGACGAACAAAAAGCCAAGGAACTATTTCATGATATCGTAGTTGCAAAATCACGCGAAATTTATGAAACTTTACTTGCAGATGATTTCAATGAAGGCGAAATGCCAGGTGTAATGCCTGAAGAAGAAACAGCTGACATGGCAGCAGCCGAAGCGGCAATGGGCGGCGATGCAGCCGACGACATGCTAGGCGACATTGAAGATGATGGCGCAGAAGGCGAAGAAGAATTTGGTGACGACGCTGAAGATGGCGTTGATCTTTCAAGCGGTGACGTAGATGAACTACAAGACCGCGTAGTAGATTTAGAAGATGCATTAGATGCATTACGTGATGAATTTGAAAGCCTAATGGGCGGTGATGACACTGGCGAAGAAGGCAACGAGTTTGGTGGCGACGACATGGATGACGAGCAAGTTCCAGAAATGGACGGCGCTGAAATGCCACAAGAAATGCCAGCAATGGAAGTTCGCGATGATGATGAAGAAGAAGATCCAGATATGGACGAAGCGTTCATCCGTGAATATGTAGAAAAAGTAACAGCTAAAATGGGCGACAACGGTGCTTTCACTAAGTCAACTGTAGCTGGTAAAAACGACATGGGCGGCACAACTGCTAATATGACCAAAGGCTTTGCAGATAACGGCAAAGGCGGTACACAAGGCGGATTGTTAAACCCAAGCACTAAGGATCAAAACGGCGGCAACGTCAATGTTCCTGGTGGTAAAGCTGGTGTGAAGCACTTGAAAACTGTTTCCGCTGGTCATGGCGCAGAGAAGAAAGGCGCAAAACCTGATAGCGAAAAGAGCTTATTAGGCCGTTAATATGTCAAAAATCAACTATCTTCGCGAAAACCTCAGCTTCGACCAAGCCCGTATGGTGGTCGAGTCTGAAGGCGAAAACGGGAAGAACCTATACATGAAGGGTATCTGCATACAAGGTGGCATTAAAAATGCCAACCAACGTGTGTACCCTGTGGATGAGATTGAGCGAGCTGTCAAAACTTTGAACGATCAAATTAGTGGCGGATACTCTGTATTAGGTGAAGTTGATCATCCTGATGATTTAAAAATTAATTTGGACCGTGTGTCCCACATGATTACTGAAATGTGGATGGACGGTCCAAATGGTTATGGAAAGTTTAAGATATTACCAACTCCTATGGGACAACTAGTGAGAACTATGTTAGAAAGTGGGGTCAAGTTGGGAGTGTCAAGTCGAGGCTCAGGCAACGTCAGCGGTGACGGAACTGGAAGAGTCAGCGATTTTGAGATTATCACAGTGGATGTGGTAGCTCAACCCAGTGCACCGGGAGCATACCCTACGCCAATTTATGAGCACCTGATGAATAGTCGTGGTGGTTATAATGCCTTACGCATAGCGCAAGAGGTTAAGGGTGATCCGGCAGCACAGCGTTATTTAAAAGAGAGCTTATTAGGTATAATAAGCAAACTCCAATAAAAGGAGAATCACATGTTGGATGCACTAAAATCTTTATTTGAAAACAATGTGATTTCTGAGGATATCAGAGCGCAAATCGAGGAAGCATGGGAAGCTCGTGTAAACGAGAATAAAGAACAAGTCACTCAAGCGTTAAGAGAAGAGTTCAGTCAACGTTATGAACACGACAGAGCTGTGATGGTAGAGGCTATTGACCGTATGGTCAGTGACCAACTAGCACCAGAGATCGCCGAGTTCATCGAAGACCGCGCTCAGTTAGCTGAAGCTAAAGCCAAGTATGCAGTTAAGATGAAGAAAGATGCGGCAATAATGAAGGAATTCATTACACGTCAACTAGCTTCTGAAGTACAAGAATTGCATGAAGACCAAAAAGTCATGGCTTCAAAATTCTTCAAACTAGAAGAATTTGTAGTAGAAGCACTAGCCAATGAAATTGCTGAATTTTACAGAGATAAACAAGATCTTGCAGAAACGAAAGTTCGCTTGATCCGTGAAGGTAAAGAACAACTTGCTAAGATTAAAACTCAGTTTGTACAACGTGCCGCAGTAATGGTCGAAGGTCTTGTGGAGTCCAGCTTAAAAACTGAACTAACACAATTACGTGAAGACATTGATGCCGCTCGCAAAGCTGACTTTGGTCGTAAGATATTCGAAGCGTTTAGCAACGAATTTCAAACAAGTTACATTAATGAAAAATCAGAAGCTGCCAAATTGCTCAAGGTCATAGACAAGAAAGAATTTGAAATTGCTGAAGCACAATCCGTTGCCGTAACAGCACAGAAAGTCATAGAAAGCAAAGAAGCAGAAATTAATGCTCTTAAAGAGAGCATGGAAAGAAAACAAACCATGAATGAATTATTGGCTCCGCTTGCGTCAGACCAAAAAGGCATCATGGGTGAACTATTAGAGAGTGTGCAAACACATCGTTTAGTTGAAAGTTTTAATAAGTATTTGCCAGCAGTCATTGAAGGCAATGCTCCGCAGAAGAAACAGGCACTTGTAGAGGCAAAAGAAATAACAGGAAATAAAATTTCCAACAGCAATCGTAGCAGCGAGCGAGATGGTCAGGTTATTGACATCCGCAGGCTCGCAGGACTAAAAATTTAAGGAGAATTTAAATGTCAGAACTACTACACGGCCGTTGGGCAGAGACCAAAGAGGCACTTCTAGAAGGCCTACAAGGTACTAAGCGTTCAGTGATGTCAGCTACTTTAGAGAACACTCGTAAGTATTTGTCAGAATCTGCAAGCACAGGTGCTACTTCTGCCGGCAACGTCGCAACACTAAATCGCGTGATCCTTCCAGTGATCCGTCGCGTTATGCCAACCGTTATCGCTAACGAGTTAGTTGGTGTACAACCAATGACTGGACCAGTTGGTCAAATCCATACACTACGTGTTCGCTACAGCGATACACTAAGTGGCTCATTTGGTGCTACTGCTGGTGAAGAGGCTCTAAGCCCATTCAAGATTGCAGAAGGTTACTCTGCTAACAACGGTGCCGCCGCTACAGCCGCTTCAACAGCCGCTTTAGAAGGTGTTGCTGGTAAGCGTTTAAGCATCCAGATCTTGAAACAAACAGTTGAAGCTAAGACACGTAAATTGTCTGCTCGCTGGACTTTTGAAGCTGCTCAAGATGCACAAGCCCAACAAGGTATTGACATCGAAGCAGAAATCATGGCTG